GTGTCGCAAAAAGCGATAGGCTCGGATAACTTTGCCATGGAAAAACCCACGGCAAAGCCACCAATACCACTACATAAATCTAAATGTCTAAGCATTATATTTATCCTTGTGTCTATTATATCTTGCTCTACAAGTGCTACTACAAAGTCTTTTTTCTCCTTCTCCCCTTGCACTGTTTACTTTTAAGAACATTACTTTTGAGCAAACTACGCACAATTTTTGATAGGTAATTGAGTCTTTAAGATTTTTAACTGCTAACTTGTAATTAGAGTCCAAGATTAAAATTTTTTCTTGAAGTTCTTTTTTAGCTTCTTCTTTCGTTCTAAACATCATAGCTCTGCTTCAAAACTACAACTGCCTTGTTCAAGTATGCAATTATAAATCTTCTTACCAAGAATTAATCTTGCATACCATTCCAAGTAGTAACGGATACCTTCTTCTGTATGTTTTGTAGGGTGTGCCTTTTCATCAAGATATTCAACTAACATCTTGTTGTTATAGCCTTCACGATTATCAAAAAACTCATCTAAGAGTTTTCGATATTTACCCAAATGCCTATCACATTCAAGCATACCTCTATGAACATCTTTCTTATTATCTTCATCAAAATAATAATCTAGAAACCTTGTTTCTCCTTCTACTCCAAAGAAATCGGCATCATTGCTTGATTGAACGGCAAACCAAAATTTGCCGTCAATATCTCCATTGTAATATCTACCCATAATTTTCCCTTTCTTTTTTTTCTGCTTCAATACATTCATCACAAACCTCACGACCTTCGGGTGGTTCATCACACCAAAAGGTCTGTAAGCAATCACAACATTCATACTCGCCCATTTAGTCCTCCAATCCTAATTTCTTCATTGTCTTGTCTGTCTCGTGATCCAAAATTTTATTCACTTTTGTTGCTATTTTTTCTTGAAACCAATCACTCTCCGTAATTACATCAAGTTCATTGTAAATAAAATTTTCTAAAGCCTTTGCTAATTCCAAAGAGCTTGGTCTAATTTCTTCCATTATGTGTACTCCTTAAATAGTTTTAGTGCTTGATCGAATGGTAGAAAGTTAAGACACTTGCCAACCATGTGAGGATATTTTCTCTCAAGGTGTCTGACAAATTCATCATCATGTCTCTTTTCTGTGGGTGTGTGTCTTTTAAAACCAACTAAAAACTCTTTACCTTTTTCTTTCTCAATACAAAGATATTTCTTTTTTAGTTCTTTCTTTAAGTCTTTAGCATCAAGCCAATTAAATAGTTCTTGGTGGCAGTAATGCTCCAAGTCTAGATCTGTGGAATAGGTTTTACCACCATATTCCCAAGTCTCTTGACCAAACTTTTCAACGCACCATTTATCAATGTCTTGAAGTCTAAAACCACTTTCGGGATATGTGTGTTGTCTATCACTTCCACCATGTCCGTCATTAGATACTTCAACTGCTTTTTTGCCATTGATATATACTGTGGCATTATAACAAGGAGTTTCTTCTGAACCCCTCGCATAGTGTGAGATATTTTTTACCTCTAGTTTTGAAATCTGCATATCTTTTCCTTTCGTTTGTTGTTGCAATTTTCAAGATAGTACACGAATGATCCGTGTACTACTTTGACTACTGCTACTTTTTAAAGGCATTTAGTAATCCACCATTATATCTTGATCTTTTGCCAATTATTAACCCATTAAAATGGTTTGATTTTGGGTTATGCTTTCGCTTGTGTTGGTTAGATCTCTGTTTAGCCTTATGTATTCTTTTCGACATAAAAACTTCCTTTCTGTATATTTTCAAATCTTTTTGGTAAGACAATATTTGCATTGCACCAATCACAACATTGTCCCTCTTTAATCGGTTGAGCATTATGTCCTCTTGTCCAATAAGTCTCGCCCTTTGCATTTTTGTGATGATCTATAAGACCATCACAAAGACAACATTCATAAAATTTTGTCATTAAGCACTCCCTTCAGTTTTTAATTTTTCTAAAAGTAATCTAGCCTCTTCAAGATTATTTTGATAAATATGCCAAGGTGTAATAGTAAAACCTTGTCCATCATTTTCGATTGCAACCTTACCTTGAAAGTTAACTCTTTTAGCTATATCAAGCACCTTAGATTTACATTCGATACTTTCGCCCTCTGCATCTGTACCTAAAATCAAAGCACTTCCCATAATCGTTTGGTTAAATTTTGGATTGTCTGCTTTGAGGTTAAAAGCATAATTACTTTCTTTTAGTAAACCTTCTTCATCTATCCAAAGTGTATCTCCATTATCGAAGGGATAGATTGCCTCAAAGGTCGTGCATTGAATTATTCTATAAATGCTTCTATAGTCTCCATCATAACTAATATGACGAACACTTTCTTGCATAGGATTAATTAATATCGCTCTCATTTTTTTCCTTTCTAAAGTTTAGTTTAACATACTCAGTTGTTTCTTCTTGTTCATCTACTATTGTTTCAAGAACGTACAACCCACTTAAAAACCATTGTTGGTCTTGTGGTGTTATTACTACTTCCATATTATTATCCTTTCGCTATAATAAATTATATAAATGTTTATCCCACATAATCCCATAAAGGTCAAGCACTAAATGACAGAAAAAAACTTTTTTTTATCAATAAAAGATAATTTGCCAAAAGGCACATTTATCCAAAAGATAGAAAATAAATTTAATAGTGGGTTTCCAGATGTAATAATTATCAATGAAAAATATCCTTTGTTTATTGAATTAAAATCCCCCACAAAAGGAAACACTTTTAAGGTTGAACCTTCACAAATTTCAACACATTTGAGGCTAAAAGCCAATAATTATGTTTCTTTTTTCTTGGTTCGTGCATCTTCGAGGTCGGTTCTATATTTGTTTGAAGGTGGTAAACTCTGCGAGTTCCTTGCGTCCAAGCACCTTGCGTCCCTCTCGGTGTCCCCCGAAGCCGAGGCACTTCTGACCTTCGGGAGTTTGGAAGATTGTTTGGGGTGTGCGAATCGAAAAGTGGCATCAATTTTGCAAAGATGAGTTTGCGAATCTTTGCACCTTTGCAACCCCAACAAGAGGATATGTGAACGGAGGCAAAAGAAAAGAAGCACCCCCTTCGGGGGTGCTTCTCGTTTAGTGGTTCTTTGGTTCGAGGGTTTGGAGTTCGTCTGCTCCCTTTTTCAATAAGGCTCTCTTGATACATTCGCCATCAATGTAAAAGCGATATTCTCGGTCTCCATTGTCGAGGAGTCTGTGGGTCGTGGTGTGTTGTAAAAATTTATGTGAGTTCCTTGAAGATGTCCCCACTCTTACTTCTACTTCTCCCGTGTTTCTGACCCCATAAGATTTAGCCGACTTATAAATACAAGCCGTAATGATATTCCAAATCGGATATTGTTGCATTATTCTTCCTCACTTTCTTTTTCGTATTTAAAATTTTTTACGTTCCAAAAATTTTCTTTAATAAATTTATAAACTAAATCATCAATATCTATTAAATCCTCCTTGCTACATTTAGATTTAAAAGTGATTTTAATATTATAAGTTTTCATTTTGTTTTCCTTTCGTTGTTAGGCCTGGTTAGTGTATCCCATGTAATCCCATAAGTCAACCCGAATAAAGTAAAAAAAATAAAATAAAATCCTTGACAATCCCATTTTTTCTGATATAATAAAAGGGTCGGGTGGGTGGGATATTTGCGAATTAAAAAAGTTGATTCAGTCGCAAAGGAAACGAAGTGGTCGCTTGCGATTCTTTGCGACTTTTAACCCGAAGCCAGAAGCCGCGGCTTCTGGTGCCTGGTTTTCTGAGTCGGGGTTCTGGAAGGGGGATACAAAAAAAGCCACAACATTTCTGTTGTGGCTCACTAGCTCAAGGAGAAAGCTAATTGGTATTTAGATTATTTTCTAGCTTTTGAAGTTCTAGTTCTACTTTAGTTTCCATCTTGGTTAGTTCTAAGATGGCTTTCTTATATCCGAGCAGTTCGCCTCGTTTATAAGCTACTTCTAAATGATTGCCAAGAAATTCGAATGGCGAATCTTTTTTAATTATTGGTTGTGTCATTGGTCGTCCTCTATACTAGTTAATGTTGTATGTAATATATCCCAACTAATCCCATATGTCAACAACTTTCTTTGCTTTTTTTTAAAAAAGTTTTAGTGCAGAGAATCGCAAGAACAAGAAACAATAATAACTTTGCGATTCTCTGCACCTTTAACCGAGGCAACGCACCCGATCCCGTGACTGTCAAGAGGCTTCGGTAAATAATTAGTTAACATGTTAATTGAAAAGTTTATTTTTTATTTGACATATCCCATAAAATCTTATATAACATTATTATAAATAACTCAAGAAGAAAAGGAGACTATATGTCGTATCAAATCCAAGATTCCATTACGGAATACATTGACGAGCAAGTCGAGAACAGAATCCAAGATGTCGTTGATGACAACCCAACGATTCAAGATATGAAGAACGATCTCGATACTCTTCAAGGTAGAATTGATGAGGAGATTGTCCAAGATGTGGTCAAGCAAGTCATCACAAGGCTTATGGACAGTCTAGACGGCAACTACGTCATGGTTAAGAAGTCCTACCTACACTCACTAGAGGAGAAGAAGGACGTAGCCTAACACACACTGTGAGACGCATCAGAGTGCGTCTCACGGACAAGCAACCAAAGGCACAGAGATAAAACGAGCACTGCGAGTCTCTGTGCCTTTTACCGAGGCACACTCCCCGTGGCTTCCAAACACGCTGCAACTCCCCAAAAGATAGGGTTACTGACGAGGAACGACTGTGACTCGTCAGTAATTTTACACCCCCACCCCCCTAAATTACACGGCGGTGTTACTATATACATGTTGTATAGTAGGCTTGATAAATTCATTTGAATATATTATCGTTTGGGCATGAACCTAGATGCTTTACCTAAAGAGGTGTTACAAGAAGTATTTCTGCTTGAGCAACAGAAAAATAAACTGGACACCCGCGATATAGCTCAAAAAAATTTCTTGGCATACGCCCAACATGTATATGAAAATTTTATCGTTGGACGACATCATAAAATCATTGCAGAAAAATTGGAGCTAATCGCACAAGGAAAACTCAAAAGACTTATCGTAAACATGCCACCCAGACACTCGAAGTCAGAGATGGCATCTTATCTCATGCCCTCGTGGTTCTTGGGCCGTAATCCAAAGTTAAAAATTATTCAAGCCACGATGAATACAGAACTTGCCGTGAGGTTTGGTCGTAAGGTTAGAGACTTGATTGCCGATCCAGTGTACACGGAAGTTTTTCCAGAAACCGATTTGAAGCAAGACAGTCAAGCAGCGGGTCGGTGGGAGACAAGCGCTGGTGGTGAATACTTTGCAGCGGGCGTTGGAGCAGCGATGACTGGTCGTGGTGCAGACTTGTTGATTATTGATGATCCACACTCGGAACAAGATGCACTGTCCACGACTGCTTACGATAATACCTATGAGTGGTACACATCAGGTCCGAGACAGAGGCTGCAGCCTGGGGGAACCATCATCATTGTGCAAACAAGATGGTCAAAGAAGGATCTGACAGGCAGATTATTACAGGCACAAGCAAAGGATAGTATGGCAGATCAATGGGATATCGTGGAGTTTCCAGCGATTTTACCAAATGATAAGATCTTGTGGCCTGAATTTTGGAACAAGGACGAGTTGTTAAAAGTCAAGGCATCACTGTCACCTATGAAATGGAACGCACAGTGGCAACAGAATCCTACATCTGAAGAAACTGCGATGATAAAAAGGGAGTGGTGGACTCCGTGGGAAGAAAAAGATGTGCCAAAATTAGATTATATTTTGCAAAGTTACGACACTGCCTACAGTAAAAAAGAGACGGCAGACTATTCTGCTATCACAACTTGGGGTGTATTTGAGCCAAAGAGAAATGGCGAACAACATTTAATAATGTTAGATGCAAAGAAAGGTCGTTGGAGTTTTCCAGAGTTGAAAGAAATTGCGATAGAAGAGAACGAATACTGGGAACCAGACATGATGTTGATCGAGGCAAAAGCGAGTGGACAACCTTTAGCAGACGAGTTAAGGTTACAAAACCTACCAGTTTTGACATTCAGTCCTGGCAGACGAAAGGCGGGTAACTTAGACAAGACCACGAGGATGCACATTGTATCGCCTATTTTCGAATCTGGAAAAGTGTGGTATCCTAGTGGAGAGAAGTTTGCAGAAGATGTAATAGAAGAAGTGGCATCTTTTCCAAACGGAGACCATGACGACTATTGCGATAGCATGACGATGGCAGTTATGAGATTTAGGCAAGGTGGATTTATAGCACTGGACGGAGAAGACGAAGGCGAAGACTGGTATCCGAAAAGTAAAAGGGAATATTATTAATGACTAGACTTCTTAAAATTAGAAAAAAGTTAAACAAAAAACCAATTAGAAAAGGAAGACTGGTTAAGAACAGATTTTCTGATATACTGGCTCCAGGCAAAAAAAGGGTAACTAGGATCACATAATGGCAACAAGAGATTCGTCATTTGCATACAGCATAGATCAAGCACAAAGACTTTTTGGTAAAGGTCTTGAGGTTATTGGCTCCCGAACTGGGATTGAATCTCTTTTTAATTATGGACAAGAGATTGTTGCACAACAAGACAAGGACATAAGAGAGGGTAACTATCAACCAGAATACACCATGGGACTTCGTGAAGCCTATCGACAAGGTGGTTTGAGTGATGCGATTGGTTGGGTTGCCGAGAAAACTGGTGAAAACATAGCGACAAGTGGTATTGCACTTGGTGGTGGTTTGGCATCTGCTTTGACTGCACCATTTAGTGTACCAGCTGCAGCTTTGATAGGTGGAGCGACCATTTTAGGCTCTGGAATCGTGGGAACTGGTGAAGTTGCCGAGGAAATGGAGCAAAAAACGGGCAGTTATAACGATTCTGTGGCTATTGGAGCGGGTACAATCATAGCACTTTTGGACAGATTTGGCGCTGGAAGAGTGATTCCAAGAGATGAATTACTAACAATTACTGGTAAAGAACTGATAAAAAAGCTCGGTGAAGCGGGTAAAATTGATGCTGCAAAAGAAATCGGTAGACGAATTGGTAAATCTGTGGCGTTTGAGGGTGGAACCGAAGGATTGCAAGAAGGCGTGGTTGTTGGTTCGACTGCCTTGACTGGTGGTGAGTATACTGGTGAGCAAGTTGCCGACAGATTATTAGAAGGCGTGGTTCTTGGTGGCACGATGGGTGGAGGAACAACCACGGCTATTGAAGCATTTCGTCAAGGACCTGGGATTGCAGGTTTGATTGGTGACACCATGGGACCTGGAGGCATGTTGCCACCTTCTCAACAACTAGCCATGCAGACTGCCGCTTCTTTGTACGGACCTAGTTTTGCCAAATACAGAGCGAAAGACGTAGCACCGTCCACGGCTGAGATATTAATGAATGAAGCTGCTGGAGGTGGTGAGACACAAAGAACTTCAGAACAAAGAGCAGATGATAATTTATCGATTACTGACGATACTGATCCAAATATAGATGAAGATCAAACTTTCTTTAGTCCAGATCTAAAGGGAGGCTCTGTTGGTAATCCATCTGTACAAAAAGTAGCCGAAGAAGAATTAAAAGATATAGAGAAAAAAATTGAAGAAGACAAAGCTAAAGGAGTAACTGTAACTGAATCTAGAGCAGCGGGAAGATTTGCAGCCGCTAAAAACAAAGAAAGATTTACAGACACAGAAGATCCTGTTGTATCTCCGTTAAGGATTAAACTCACTAAATTAGCTGCCGACAATAAGTTTGGTATGAAAAAACCAGTAAAAGTTTCTCAAGTTTATGATGAGTTACGAACACAAGAGCGTAAAAGAGAAGGTTCTGTTGGTTTTCTTGGAAGAGAGCAGTACACAGAAACAGTTCAAGATGAAATTAAGTACATACCGATACAAGGAAAAGGAAAAGAATTTGGTCAAGCAGTGAAAGCAGCACCAAAGATAGATGGTAAACCAGATTATGGATCTATTCCTAACTTAGATGAGATAGCGGTTAGAACAACAGTTCCTAAAAAAATCAAGGCGATAGCTACAGTTTTTGATGCACCAAATGAAAAAGGTGATTTAATTATTCACAACAGAGGTGGTGAGGCATTTGTTTCTGGACTAGAGGAATATCTTGTAAGAAACAAAGATGAAACCAAAACCATGGAAGAAATTATCTATGATTTCGATCAGATGCGTCCAACTGTCAGATTGCAAGTTAGAAGTGCTAAGAACAGACGAGATAGAGGACCTTTTAAAAACTTTGATGTTACTGCTGGTGATGTTTTACAAGACCCAAGTTTAGCAGCTGGTCTTGGTTCTACAGAAGCACAAGCATTAGAGAGCACACAAAGAATTTATGAGTCTTTTGGAACAGTCACTGGTAAACCTATAAACAAAGAGGTTCCACAAGGAGGCAATAATAATTTAATAGGTATTACAAGAAATCAAGATCCAGAAGTAACCCCACTTGGAAGTGGAATAGCATTTGAAATAGACAGTATAAGTGTTGTTGCTGTGAATCCAGATCAAGAAAGATTTAATGCTGGATCGTTAACAAACAGTCCGACTATCAAAACGATGCAACAAAAAAAGAACGCTGCCGATCTTACTTACGAACAAGCAGCAGACTCAGGTCGGAGTGGTGCAGAGTTAAACTTACCTCACGATTATTACAGGAAAGGTTTTGGTTACTCAAGAGCCATGGTTGTAAGAGGAGCAGATGGTAAATTATATGCGATGCTTGAAGAACTACAATCAGATGTAACTAGAACTTATGAAAATTTATTAGATTTTGCAAAACCAGAATATTCGTATGATACACCATTAGAGTATAGTGGAGTACCAGAATTATTTTCTGGTGCTATTGACACAGCACTTATAGGTAATGATCCTTATCTAACTAAAAATGCAGCTCTACTTGCGGGAACTGGTTTCCAAGACAAAAGACCCATAAGAACTCTTAACACAACTATAGGTGATTTTACAGGCAGAGATTCTCAAGATACTTATAATTTATTAACACCAAGTGAGAAAAATAAAATTAGAGTTCTTGATGCTATGGATCAAGATATGCCAGATGATGATGCTCCATCACAATTTAATCAAGATTTGGACAAACGTAAAAAAATATTTGAAGACGCAAAACAAAAAGTTGAATTAGCAGAGGGACAACTTGAGCTTATCAACAAACAGATAGAAAATTTTAAAGCGACAAGAACTGCTCCTATGGAGGTAGCTAAAATACAAAATGTAACTTTAGATGATTTAGTTAGACTTAAAGACCCAGTTACTCGTTTCATGGAAAATCATTTTAGAAGCAATAGAAGATTTTCTATAAGAAAACTGACAGATTCTGAGGGCAGACCTAGAGCACAAAGTTTAAGAGCCAATGTTAATGATGAATTAACTCATAACGAGGCGATACTAGATCAAATTTTATTTGTAGATGACGCGGCAGAAGATTTTGCACAAGGCTTTAGTGAGATGCTTGATGCTGGAGATGATTTAGCTGATATGATAGGACAAGGTGGAAATGCTCCAGAGGATGCCGCTAGAAGAGGTATGGATGGATTTCAATTAGATCGTGCTATGAATCAAAATGCAATTAGACCTGATAGAGCAGCTTTGTATTTAATTAATCAACTTCATAAACTTAACACTAGTAAGATTAGAACTCTTTTACCTAGCTTTGATCCTAAGTTTAACAAGCAAGGACGGCTTGTTGCAACAAATTTTAAACCCGATTCAAATAATACTTTTATGCGATCAATCGGTTATCCAAATGATGGAAAAAGTCTTTTAAGATTAATTTTTGGACACATGCCATTTAGATCAAACTATCAATACATGCCAGGTAAAAGAAGACCTGATTTTCAAGAAAGCATGGATACTTCTGATGAGAATCAAGAAAGAGATCTTCGAAAAGCAGGTAACATGTACGCTTCTGGTGAAGACAAAAGAAAAGCTAGAGAAGACTTCTCAGCTTATTTCAACATGCCAAAAGACTATATGAGAGGGTTACTAAGAAACAAATTAAAAGAAAAAGGTTATAATGAAGAAGAAATAAATGAATTTCTTGAAGATGCAAATACACGCGGTGAACGTAACGTAGATAACATAGAAGCTAATCAAGGTGGTGATACTCCTTTCCGTGCTAGAATAGAAAAAGATGATTTAAATGAAGTTATTGAAGAAGCATTGAACGAATCAATGCAGAGAGCGATGACTGAAGCAATCAATGAACAAGCACTTAATGTTATGAGACATGAACTTGCATCACATTTGGCAAATAAATTTAAAACTGAATTAGCTCGAATAGACTTTAACACCATTATAAATAATGCTGGAAGTTCAGGTGCTGTTTATGATGACTCAAGACGACTTCCTTTGTGGGCACGATTTGATTACAGTAAAATGATGAGAGATATAGATAATCTCTTACCACCAAAAGTAAAACAAGAAGCTGAAAAAGAACTATCTAGAATAATAGATAGAATGTCAGAAAAAATAGGTTTTGTTCCAGAGGATGGTAACTATGCGGCTTACAGAGAATACTTAGATTTAAAAGGAGGAAGTGAGTTAGCTCAAGAAACTTATAAAAAGTTTGATAAAGAGCTAGGTATAACAGGCAAGAATCAAGATGCTTTAAAGAAAAAACTTTTAATGCGTTCTATGTTAAACAATGAAAAAATAGATACCTCAGAATCTAGACAGCTCAGTAAAACTATAGAAAGTGATTTTCAAGAAGGCTCTAAGTTGCTTGGTCTCTTTGGAAGATTTAAACGAGGACTGGAAGAATCAAGTCCGTTAAAAAAATATTATAATTATTTACAAAGAAGTTTACAGCCAGTCCCTTATAAATCTGGTGATTTTTCTGGAAACCAACTAGGTTTTTCTGGTGGAGACCCAACTTTAGGAAGTGTTTATACTTTATTTTTAACTGATAGCTACAGAGGTTTTCTCGCTGGAGATAAAGAAAGAGCAGAAAAAATACAGAAAGACAAAAAAGAAGTTGAAAAAGCAATACCAAAACTTAAAAAGATTATGGAGGACAATGAAGTTGGTTTGGATGTTAATTCAGAGATAGACAGAAGATTTAAAAAGTTGGTTGAGCACGCAGAACAAAATGCAAATAAATATAACTACAAACCAGCAGAATTAAAAGCTACTGCAATGAGATTAATGAAGCATGTTACTCAAGATAGAAGATACACCAGAGCACCACACAATGCTACAATGGCACAAACTTCTAGAGGATTATTACAATCTCTGATACACAAGGTAACAGATCCTAGATTTGAGGAATTATACGGAGAGCCTATTGTTGGTGTGGTTGTGCCACATAGAGTTGATCTTTGGCTTCCAAGAGCTAACGAGGATAGGAGATTACGAGGATCTAAAAAAACTTTTGGTTTAGGAACATACGACAACACATTAGCGACTGTAGCAAAAAGATTTGAAGATGCTGGTGCAACGGTTGACAGAGATAGAATTTTTGAAATGACTTCTAAAGACAACACTAAAAGAGCACAGTTGAACAGACCAGCGCAGTTTGTTATAGACATATCACCTGGATCAAAAGGAAGAAAATTAGCAGAAGGTAAATTTACTTTTAGAGCAAAAGGTGGTTATATAGATCTTAGGAGAAAGGCAAGTTAATGGCAGAACAACCAAGAGACATTGCAGGCATGGTCGAAAAAGCTATGGGAGCGGGCGGTGAACCCGTGTCCATGGAGGATCAACTCGCTTTAGAAATACAAGATGATGTTGATGAATTACCAGACGGTATAGAACTTGATATGGGTGAGGAAGTGCCAGTTATGGCAGAACCATACAATCACGATGCTAACCTTGCAGAAGTTATAGAAGAAGGTGTGTTAGCATCTATTGCATCTGATCTACAATCAAAAGTAAAAGAAGATTTAGAGTCAAGACAAGACTGGGAAGAAGCGATAGCCAAAGGACTGAACTTGCTTGGCATCAATTACGAGGACAGAAGTGATCCGTTTCTTGGTGCAACTGGTGTAACACATCCACTGTTATCAGAGGCAACAACACAGTTTCAATCACAAGCGTACAAAGAGATGTTACCAAGTGGCGGTCCAGTAAAAACACAAATACTTGGTGTTGCAACAAAAGAAACAGAAGATCAAGCACAAAGAATTAAAGATTACATGAACTATCAGATTACTGAAGTCATGGAGGAATACGATCAAGACACAGACCAGATGTTGTTTTATTTACCACTCACTGGTTCTACATTTAAGAAAGTGTACTTTGATCCTACGAAACAAAGAGCGGTATCTAAGTTTGTACCAGCAGAAGATTTAATAGTTCCGTACTCTGCTTCTGATATTAGAACGGCAGAGCGAGTTACACACATGGTGCGAATGAGCTATAACGATATCCGTAAACTACAAGTTGCGGGAGTGTATAAAGATGTTGAATTATCTAAAACAGACTCTGGAGAAGATGAAGGAGCTATCCAAGAAACTACTGATGATCTTCAAGGATTACATCCTAATTACTCAGACGACAGTTACACCTTACTTGAAGTCCATGTTGACTTGGACTTGGAAGGCTTTGAAGATATGGATAATCAAGGGCAGCCTTCGGGTATTATGCTCCCTTATATTGTCACCATCGATCAAAATTCAAATCAAGTTTTATCAGTGGTTAGAAACTTTAGAGAACAAGATCCGTTAAAAAGAAAGAGACAATACTTTGTTCATTTTAAGTTTTTACCAGGTTTTGGGTTCTATGGTTTTGGTTTATTGCATACAATAGGTGGATTATCTCGTGCAGCGACATCTATTTTGAGACAGCTAATAGATGCAGGCACATTATCAAACTTACCAGCTGGATTCAAAGCAAGAGGCGTTAGAATCCGAAATGACGATGAACCTCTTAACCCAGGTGAGTTTAGAGATATAGATGTCCCAGGTGGCGATTTGAAAAATTCTATTATCCCCTTGCCCTACAAAGAGCCATCTGCGACACTCGCACAGCTTTTAGGTGTGGTTGTTGACTCTGGTAGACGTTTTGCACAAGTTGCTGATGCAAAAATAGCAGATGTTAACTCACAAGCACCAGTTGGAACGACAGTTGCGTTGATAGAACAAGGTTCTAAGATTATTTCTAGCATACACAAGCGTTTGCACTACGCACAAAAACAAGAATTTCGTATGTTAGCAGAAATTTTTTCGGAAAATCCAGTGCCTTATCCGTATTTTGTAGGGAATGTTGCACCACAAATCATGCAAAATGACTTTGATGGTCGTGTAGATATACTTCCAGTGTCAGATCCTAACATATTTTCTATGTCACAACGTCTGTCATTGGCACAAACACAGTTACAACTAGCACAAGCTGCACCACAAATACATAATCAGTACGAGGCATACCGAAGAATGTACGATGCACTTGATGTAAAGAACATTGATAGCATTTTACCGCCACCACAACCACCTGCACCAGTAGATCCAGCGACAGAAAACGCTAATTCTATGAAAGGTGCACCACTTCAAGTGTTTCCAGAACAAGATCACGAGGCACATTTAGTGGTTCATGCTTTATTTTTGTCAAACATGGTGGCACAAACCAACCCACAAGGGTTTTTGTTGTTACAATCTCATGTCCAAGAGCATGTTAGTGCGTTGGCAAGAGACCAAGTGACTAAATTCTTCCAAACAATGATACAAGAAGCGGTGACTAGGGGTGAGCAACCACCACAAATTGCACCACAAGCTGTTGAAGCAGCGATTTCGCAACAAATTGGTGAAATATTGAAAGAAATCTTGCCTGCCATTGAACCTGCACAGAAACCAGACCCACTTGTAGCGATCAGAGAAAAAGAATTGGAGAATGACACTGCCGAGCTACAAAGAAAATCTATAAACGACATGATGAACTTCCAAATTGACGCAGCTAAACTACAACAAGCGTTTGATTTGGCACAACAAAGGACAAAAACTCAAGAACAAATTGCAGAAGACAGAAATGATGTAAATATCTATAGGATAAATACGCAGGCCTCTTTAAAAGGT